CGACTCGTGGAAAGCGCAAGGCGGCAGTGTAAACTAGATCCGTGTTGCTGCGAGGCGCCCCACCATGCCCGTACAGAAAGTTGTCCCGCGCCCCGGCGTGAACAAGGAAGTCACCAGCTATGCTGGTGAGGGGCGGTGGTACGACTGCGACAAGGTGCGGTTCCGGCAGGGGTTCCCCGAGAAGATCGGTGGTTGGCGGCGGCTGTCCGAGTACACCTTCCTCGGCGTCTGCCGGTCCCTGTTCAACTGGGTGACGCTAGGTAGTCTCCCACTTTGGGGTGTCGGAACGCACCTCAAATACTACATCAGCAGTGGTGGCGAGTATTACGACGTCACGCCCATCCGCGCCACTTCCTCGCTCGGCACCGATCCGGTCACTACGACGAACGCCAGCACCACGGTGCAGATCACGGACACCGCGCACGGCGCGACGGTGGGGGACTTCGTTACGCTCGCCAGCCTGACCGGTCCGGTCGGCGGCATCCCCGCGTCTGACCTCAACCAAGAACACCAGATCACCAACGTCGTAGACGCAGACAACTACGAGATCGTCGTCGCTACGGCAGCGACCAGCTCCACGACCGGGGGCGGTGCGTCCGGCACCGCGGAGTATCAGATCAATGTCGGCCCGGAAACCCCCACGCCGCTTATTGGTTGGGGGTCCGGCGGTTGGAGTTCTGGTACGTGGGGTACGAGCGCAGGCTCGACTGAAGCCCTCCGAATCTGGTCGCAGGGTAACTTTGGTGAGGACCTGATCTTCGGTCCGCGTGGTGGGGCTATCTACTTCTGGGATGTCTCGTCTGGCCTGACCACGCGCGGCACGCTCCTGTCCGCCGAGTCGGGTGCATCTGATGTACCCACGGTGCAGAACCGGATCTTCATCTCCGACAACCGTTTCGTTTTCTGCTTCGGCTGCAATGCGCTGGGGTCTTCGGACATCGACCCGCTGCTGATCCGGTGGTCCGACCAAGAAGATGCCGTCAACTGGACCCCCGCTGCGACCAACCAAGCTGGCAGCCTTCGGCTCTCACGCGGTAACGAGATCGTCTCGGTCATTGCTGCACGTCAGGAGATCCTCGTCTGGACGGATTCCACGGTGTACTCGCTGCAGTATCTCGGCGCTCCGGAGGTGTGGGGGCAGCAAGTTGTTGGCGAGAACACCTCCATCGTCGGGCCTAACGTGGTCGGGTATGCCAACGGCGCTGCGTTCTGGATGGGGCAGGAGAAGTTCTACGTCTACGACGGACAGGTGAAAACCCTCCGGTGCGACGTGCGGCGGTACATCTTCGAAGACATCGACCTGACCCAGAGCGATCAGTTCTTCTGCGGCTCGAACGAAGGTTTCAACGAGTTGTGGTGGTTCTACTGCACCGAGGGCTCCGAGACGGTCGACCGATACGTCGTCTACAACTACGTCGAGGACATCTGGTACCACGGCAGCTTGGCGCGCACTGCGTGGGTTAACCCATTCACCAGCCCGTTCCCGACTGCGGCGACGTACAACAACACGCTCGTGCAGCACGAGAACGGCGTAGATGACCTTGAGACCCCCACCCCGGCGGCAATTTCGGCGTATATCACCTCGACTCAGTTCGATCTTGAAGACGGTGACAAGTTCATGCTCGTCCGGCGTGTTCTGCCGGATCTGTCGTTCGAGGGGTCTGAGGCTGAGTCGCCGCAGGTCACCCTATCGTTGCTACCCCTCAAGAACTCCGGCTCCGGATACAACAGCCCCCTGTCGGAGGGCGGCAGCAACAACGGTACGGTAACGCGTACGGTCTCCACACCCATCGAGGAGTACACCGAGGAGGTGTTCGTCCGCATCCGTGGTCGGCAGGTTGCCATGAAGATCGAGTCTTCTGACGTGGGTGTGCAGTGGCAGCTCGGCGCCACGCGGCTCGACATGCGCCCTTCGGGTAGACGCTGATGGCCAACGAGATCAGCAAACCCCAACCCCCGGCGCTCCCGCTGCCTCCGGCCCAGTATGGGCAGCGTTCGTTCGACCAGTTCAACAACGTGCTGCGCCTCTTCTTCCGGCGGCTGACGGGCACGATAGACAACCTGCTGTCCACGAACGACGGGGGTAAGTTTCTGTACTTCCCGCGCGGGCTGTTCTACGACATCACTGATCAGACAGCCGCTGCGACCAACACCGGGTATGCGGTAGAGTTCGGTACTGCGTACATCGACAACGGTGTTACAGTAGAAAACGACACCGAGATCACTGTCCAAGACGACGGGGTCTACAACTTTCAGGTCACGCTGCAGTTCACGCATACCAACTCAAGCGCGTGTAACCTGTACGTGTGGATCAACAAGAACGGTACCGACGTCACCTACGGCGGCAAGCGATATACCATCAAGGGCAACGACTATTTTTCGGTCAGCTGGAACTTCAGCATCGACTTGGACGCGGGGCAATACATCGAGATGTACTGGGCAACTGATGACACAGGGCTCGAACTCCACGCAGACGCCCCGACCAGCCCCCACCCCGGCATCCCCTCCGCTGTGGTCGCCGTAACCTTCGTGAGTAATTTGTGATGTATGGCGGCGATCCGGCAGACCGAGACTACAATGAGCTGCTTGAGGCGCAGCAGGCCCAAGAGTCCGCCGCTGATTTTGCTTCCTTTGTGCAGGAGCAGAGGGCTGCGGGCAACCCAGCATATGAGGACTACATTATCGGTTTGCCGGGGGGTAGACCGGGCGTATTCGAAGTAGGGATTAACGCAGAGGGAGTTCGGGGCCCTAATTACGAACAAATCCCCTATAGCACGCCACAAGAGTATATCAGCGCTTTTAACAAGAACTTAAATACCAAAGCACCTCCGGAGTCTTGGAGGGATTCACGGCGAGGACTGCTCGGCACCCCCGTCGGACTTTTGGCCTCTCTAGCTATCCCCTTCGCCGCCCCTGCTGTGGGCGGACTACTCGGTCTGTCGGGTGCCGCTGCGGGCATAGGTGGGGGCGCTGCGCTAGGTGGTGGACTCTCCGCAATCGGCGGGCAAGACCCGCTCCGCGGTGCCGTACTCGGTGGTCTGAGTGGCGGGCTCGGTTCGCTTGGGGCGGCGGTGCCGTCCGAAAGTCTCGTGTCTGCAGTACCCGCTACCATCCCAGAAAGAATTATCGGGACGATCCAAAACCCACTGCTGCGCGGTGCAGCCCAAGGGAGTCTGAATGCGGGGGCCGTTGCCGCTGCTAACGAGATAGTTTCCGGCAGAACCCCACCATATATCCCGCCGGGCCAAGGCACAGTGCCTGAGAGGGTCGTTATCGAAGCGCGCGTGCCTGTACCGGGCCCCGGCATGGAAGACTTCCCCATCGTGCTGGGGGATGTGCAGGACATTCTTGATGTGATTCGGGGTGGTGGCGCTCGGCCCCCTACCCCCCAGTTTCCTACTGTCAGTGCACCCACCCCCGGAGGTGTTGTCGAGGAAGCTCTTGGTATCCCCTCAGAAGTCATCGAGGAAGTTCTTGGCCGCATTCCATCCGGAGGCGGGGGCGGTGGCGGTGGCGCACCCCAAGAAGGTGGAGCCCCGATACCACCCGTGCCCGGTGAGGCCGAAGAAGAAGAAGCAGCACGTCAAGAAGCCCAACAACGTGCAGAAGAAGCGGCCCGTCAAGAAGCCGCACGTCAAGAAGCAGCACCGCTCGTCGAGGAAACCCCTCCGCCCGGTGTGGAGGAAGAGCCGATGCCGCCCGGCACCGCTCAAGACGAAGAGCCCATGCCGCCCGGCACGATTCAAGATGAGGAAGTCATACCCGGTACGCAGCAGCCGGAGCCAGATTTAGGCTCCGCTATGGGCCTCATGGGCCTCCTAGCCCAACCCGGTGCACAGGTCACCGCCGAGACACCTGAAGGTGCTGACATCAGGATCTATGACCTTGAGAACTTGTTTGGTGTGTCTGGTCTTGACAGCTTGTACAATGCACCATTCCAAGACGAACTGACGTTGATCACAGAAGAGCTGCTGAAAGCCGCACGGGAGCGTAGGGCATGAACATCTTCGGCGAATCCGGTCTGGTAGACAGCATCTTCGGTGACGACGCCGCGCTTAGTTTTATTGGTGACCTGTTTCAGAACTCCGACGGCGGCCTGAACCTCGGGCTTCTCTCCCTTCTCGGCAGCGGCGCAATCGGCGCCATGGGAGGTTTCGGTGCGGACACTCGACCTGTCGGTTATCAGGGCGGCATTCCCAAGTACACGGCGACTCGTACGCGCGTGGGATCACCTGTCGGAACGCCTCGCCCCGGCGACCCCGGTCGGCGCTACTTTTCCGACGTCCAGTACACGCCAACTGGCCAGAACATGGCAGCAGGTGGCCTCGCGTCTCTTCAGCGCCCTGTCACTCTTGCTGGAGGGGGTATGGCTGATGCTGCTCGCAGCTATTACCTCGGTGGGCGTACTGACGGCATGGCTGATCGTGTCCCTGCTTCTATTGAAGGAACGCAACCGGCCCAG